TCTTTTCGTAAAAACGGGCGTTGGTAATGGTAAATTAACGCCCGTCTCTTTGTCTTTATATAGTTCCATGATTATCCTTATAAATATAAGTGTTATATTATAACAGAAGCCCCATATTTAGCTCCTAACAGTACTTTATCGACATGCCCTTGTAATATTATATCATGACTTTTTTTGTTGTCTTATGTTTAGCTCATAATTGTAGTTATATCAGACACTTAGAGAATCTGCCCCTAAGTTGTGACATGTTAAAATGTCCTCTAAAACATCAACTCTCTAAGTGCCTACAAATAAACAACTTATAAAATATAACTAACCTAATCAAGCGGGGGGGTATGCTTCTTTATCTTTCCGTTACTGTGGAAAGTGAAACTTTCAGTAGATATTTCGTTATTCGTGTGATCTAATGACCAAGTTTCGTTAATAAGTAGTTTTTCAAACACAAAAGTTACGGGAGCATTTGGTACGCCATCATATTCAGTAACTCTGCTAACAGTTGCAGCCATTGCAAATTGAACCGGAGCATAACGCCCGTCGTCAACATAACGATAAGTGAAATCGGTTGATTCAGCATAAAATATAATTCTAACAGTTTTATCGTTATCAGCAGTATTGAAATTAATAGTTGAGCCACCCACTGAATCAATAGCATATTCACCCTCATTCAATGAGCCGCTTGCCGTGCCATCCGCTTTTTGAATTAACGGTTCACCGGTATCCTCATAAGTTACGGAATGAACACAATTAACATCACTTTCAAAAGTGTAAAGGCTAACTCCGGTTGCGTCGTCGTCATCTAATAATGAAACCGCTCCTGCACTTACTGAAAAAGTATTATTAATTAATTTTGGGATATTTGTAACTGTTTCTTTTTCAAATCCCAACATAACAGAACGGCATAAAAGAGGAAGTGCTAAGCATTCTATAGATATATCAAAATCCTGCTGATTCAAAACTGCAAGGTTTTTATATTTAGCTCCTTTTGGAGCTGTCATGTTTCCCAAAGTTTCAGCGATGTTTACATTTTGAACATCTTGAAAAAACTCTTGAAAAGCTTGAATATCATTATCTGAATATCCTCTTGAATACAGAGCCGCCTTTGATGTTGCATTACAACCGATTATTCCTTTTCCCGTATATACATTATTATTCATTTTTTTCCACCTTCCTATATTGCCGGATAAGCAATTGTTTTTCCATTAACCGTAAATCCAAACGGAAAAGTAACCTGTTCACCATTTGGCATGTCAAACGTCATGCCTTCCTCTCTTACACAATCAGTCAATTCCCAAGTATAATATTTTACGCCGCCGTCTGTTCTCGTTTCAAAACAACCTGTATTTTGATTAATTTGTCTAAAGGAGACTACAATATCAACAGTATTACAAACCTCTAAATTAGAATCAAAAGTTAAAACATAACCGGAATCGACTTCTTTCAAATATGTAACCTTCACGGTATCGCCGGCTGTAACATCAGTGTCATCATAAATAATATAAATTCCTGCTACGGTTGGACTTGCTATATCTGATCCGGTATCAACTACGATTGCCGTGCTATCTACAAAATTGCCCTTTGTCATTCTAATATAATACTCATTTGGTGTGCCAGTTTCAATATCTACCACAACGCCCTCAGCATCCCCTTGCGTTGCCGTATCTCCAATTGCGCTTGTATCAGTACTTGATGTAACTTTCACAACTATTTCAAATTTATTAGTTGCCAAATCTCCTCTTGTTAGCATTACGTCATCAGTAGAATTATAAACCTCAATTTGATAATTATCGTGATAATCACTGGGGGCGTCTGTTAATTCCACAACTTGATTCCCAGAACTTAATGCACTACCACCCGATAGGGTTGTGGTAATAGATGAAGCTGTTAGAATATTCGTATCAGTGGTTTTTGTTGCTCCAGTAATAAATGCCTCTGCGTCAGGATGTAAATTCAAGCCTTCAAACGCAATTTTGCTAATTTTACTTTGATGGAAATGATTATTCCTAAATCCAGCCCCGTTAGGTACTTCAAAGTTGGTAAATTCTATTGATATACCGCAAGACTGTTGATGTAACACTCCGCCGTTAAGCAAAGAACTTTTTTGTAATGTTACAATTCCCTTGCCAGCTTGCACAACAGAATTTTCCCGCTTGCCAATATAACCGCCTAAAACATTACTCATTATTTATCCTCCTTAATAAAACAAGCATATTTACCTTTTTTGGCTATTTCAATCAATTTTTCTGTAAATTTATCTTTTTCAATAATATCGCCAGCTTTATATTTTCCGAAACAGCCCTTAATCCAAATTTTATCGGTAATATCTTTAGTTTTGTAGGCTATGCTTGTTTTATTTGGTTCTTCTATCATTTTATTTTTTGGAACAGTCTTAATGGTTTTTTCCTTTTGCTCCAAATCTTTTTGATACTCTTCATAATTTTCTTGTTTACTTTTCTTTTTTTTAGCCATTTTATCACTTTTCCTTGTTAATTATCCCAAAAATCAATGATTATTTCTTGATATAATTCGCATATATTTTTATCCCAGTCGATAAATGGAGATGTATTAATCGATGTACATTCGTTATAGAATCCGACATCAAGAGCATCATTGTTTTCAATGTGGCTTTTTGAATTCACGAATAATGATTCTATTTGATTTTTGACTTGTAAAATCTTATCGTTAAGTTCGCTCCATTGTTGTTTATTCCGAACGGTAATATAAGATACAATCATTACATTCAATTTTGATAATCCAATACCGCCGGCTTTACGTTTAGCATTCAAATCTAATTCGTTACCATTATAAAAAACATAACAAACGGGTAACATTTGAGATTCAGAGATTGTATGCCAGCCCTTATAAACATTGTGAAATTTGAAATCATTATTAACAATATTAAAATTTTGTAATAACGTAATAATTTTATTTATAATCGTTATATCTCTATCAGATTTCATATGCCGATCTCATCTTTAATGTTTTTTATAAATAAGTTTTTCTTTTTTGCATCATTTACTGCTGGAATTAAATGCGGGCGGGGCGGATGTTTTGAGCTGCCATACTCATGAATTTTGCCATAAAAAACTTCCGTACCATAAACTAAACGAACGCCAAACGGCGTGTCCATTAATTCTCTGATCCCCTCAAACTTACCAGAACTTGCTCCGCCACCAGGTGCACCGGAAAAATTAAAGTTTAATTGCTGTTGATATGATCTTCCTAATCTAAATGTTCTGTGTGTTAACTTTGTGGAATGTGTAGGTTGAGTTCTAATTTGTTTAAGTTTATTTTGATAATTTCCACTAACAGCATTACCTACCATGTAATGACCAACTATTCTATTTGAAATGTAATGAATTGTTTGAATTAAACCTTTTTTAACGCCAAAATTAATTTTATTAGCAATGGATTCAATTTCTTTTTCAAATTCTTTAATGTTTGTTTTTGTTGACATTAAACGTTTACCCGCCGATAATTAATGCATTTATCTTTAATTTTGTTCAAAATGTCTTCGTATGTTACCGACGAAGACTGATTACCACCAATATTTTTTTTACCTAATAGACCTTCGCCTTGTGGACTTTGTCTGTATAGATAATACGCTAATTCAAGAATACTGTTTTTTATAATTTCGGGAATAGAGGTAAAGCCAGCAGAATAAGTAATTTGATATTCAGTATCGCTATTAAAATTGGAATCATATTTGATTCCACCAGAATTAGAATTAAATACATGATAATCGTCCGTGTCTATTTCCTCGCTATCGGAATATGTGATTAGCGTAATATCTTGTGAGGTATCAATAGGAAAATTATCAGTATAATACCATTCGCTGTCATCACCATAGAACTTTTCAACATATTGAGAAACCTCAAAATTTCTATTTGTTATATTCCCAGATTCTATAATTGATTGCGCTTGTTTTATGAAATCTAACAAACTAACATCCAAACTTAAACGAGCAAAGTTTTCAACGTTACTATTGTCAAAAGTATTTGCTTCAAAAGTAAGGATTGTATCCGTACTATCATACGATACGGATACAATCCTTTTTATTTTTTCTGTTCCATCAGTATCAAATTTGCATATCATATCACTAACATAATTTGAGCTAACATCACTTGAGGCAAATTTAACTTGCGTTGCGCTCTCGTAAGTAGGTTGCGTTTCATTGAGCTCAAAGTCATCATCAGTGTACGCAATCCCCTCAATATTAATAGATAAATCATTCCTAATTCCTATATATCTCTTAAATTCTGTTAGTGATGTAATCATTTTAGTTCGCGTCCCTATATTTGAATCTCAAAATTTCATACTGTAAAACATTAGTAGAATCGTCTGCCGTAATCTTAAATCTTACGTCATTGGCAATAAGCGGCTGTAAAAACGTTGCGCTTGTATCATTGTCTACATATTTTAGCATTGACGTTGTACCACCATTAACCAAATTAAAAGAACTTCCTAAATCCGCCCAATATGAAAATAATCTTATTTGCGGTTGCACTGTCAATGTATCACCAGTGCCCGAAGTTGATAAATTCCAATATGAATTAAGCGCATCCCAGCCCGCAACATTAACACCAGAATTAGTTGGCAGATAAAAAGTAGTTTGCCCAACATTCCAACTGGAAAAGTCCGTCAATGTATCACCTTCGGATGCCATTTTTTCTAGCCAGTTCAAATCGTTGTTTGCGTTTTGAGCAATTGCATTATATGAAAACAGCAAGGTCAAAACAAAAATCAAAATAAAAATTCTATTTTTCATCGTTTATATTCTCCTTCGCAAAGTCTAATAAATCATTAGCCTGATCTTCTCTAATTCCCGTCTTTTCTATGATTTGCTTAACGGAATATTTTACGATTTCATCAAAAGAATCTAATCCGGATTTAATTATTTGTTTAGATGTCTTTTTCCCGATTCCGTTAATTTTTGTAAAATCTATATTGTCATTTTTATTGGCAACTTCTCCTAAAATTTCAAAACTATCGGGATAATCTTCACATAATCGCTCTGCTTCGCCATATGTTATCTCTGCCGTTTCGCCTTTTTCCATTATATATGGCTTTTCATCATCATATTCATCTCTTCCACGATACGAGCCATCGCCAAACGGGACACCGTTATTTTTGATAATAACGGTGACCTCATTTGTTAATTTTAGAAGTTTGCCAAGTACTTTATTTTTTTCCATAGTTAACTCCCTTATGCCGGAATATTATAAATTTGTCCAACTATATCGCTTGCACTGGGGAATGCTTTTGTAAAGGCGGCTCGTTGTGCTACGACAACATCAGTTCTGCCGTATTTTGCTTCTCGCTCTTCTTCTACGGTGATAGTACCATGTCTACCACGCAAAAATCCTGAGCGATGAACCAAAATTGCAATTGTTTTACCTTCATCAGAACCAGAATAAACGCCGGAAGCATTAAGATTCTCAGCAACATATTGAGAAACGATAACCGGAATTCCCTTAAATCTTGCCAATTCACCGGTTACGATAGTTGCCATTAGTCCATATTTATCAACGGTTTGAACTTCGTCAAAGTCCAACATCTGATTATATACGCTTGGAGACACAATCCATGCCAAATTATCAGCACCAGCATTTGGAACACCATAAACGCCCATCGCTTTTCTAACATCAGTAAACTTAGATTCTGTAAGTAAACTACCGTCAATCCACGGATCGCTTGCTGTTTTATTTCCAACTTGCGCATATCTAATTCCGTCGTAAGCTTTACGGACATCATTAGAATCAATGCCACTATCAAGCGTACCGGAATATTGACCGTTGATAATACTCTGCTCTATTGCTTGCGCATGGGCAAGGGCAACTTTTCGTCTTACATTTTCCATCATATTGATAATAGCCCCTAAGCGAGCTTCATCAGTTACGCCAATTACTTTTGAAATTCTACGAGCTGTTAGGGTAATGTCTGTATCCACTACGCTTTCGGTTTCAGTATGCTGGGCGTTTTCGGTATAGTATTTCGCCAAGTCCATATCCTCCCAGAATGGCAAGACAAAAGGACTTTGATCCATTTCAATTAGTTCAAATAAATTGGCTACACGCAATTCCACATTAATATCATTAAGCAACGTTCGGCTAAACTGTGTTGGAAATAATGCAGTACCCGAAGCGCCAGAAGTCGTAATGGCTTTACCCGTCAAATTTTTGTATAACTCGTCGGGATTGACGCCTTCGTGATTAGTAAACCATTTGACATAAAAATCTATAACATCTCCATGAGTTGCACGCCCGCCGCTGTTATTCTTTATTTTAGCAAACTTACAAAGATTGCCTAAGATAAACAAATCGTCATTAACTCTATGTGCCAGGTGCAAATCCTCATTTTTCCTTTTCGTATTATTAAACCTTGCAATATCAAATACCTTTTCAACGCCAGCAAACTTAGGAGCGTTTGATCGTCTTTCAGAAAAAGAATGTTTTGTCTCTGCTAATTCTTTTTCAAGTTCCTCTTGCGCTTTTTTCATTTTTGCAATTTCAGCTTGCGCTTTTTGATATTTTTCAATTATTTCTTTCTGATCGCTTTTTAGTTGTTCGTAATCCATCTCGTTCTTAAGCTTATCCAAGACGGTTTGGTTATTAAGCTTAGCTTTTTCTCCAGCTTCTTTGATGACGCTATTAAGCTTAGCTAAATCTTCTTCATATTTTGCAATATCTACAAATTCACTCATTATTATAATCTCCTTTAATATTAAAAATTAAAGCTATTAGTTATCGTTTCCTTAATTTTCTCAATTGAATTAGTTGTTTTTTGGGTTATGATTGCTTTTTCTATATTATTGAGCTTTTTCAAAAATTCACTCATTAAATCGTGCAATTCACTTAAATCGTCCGGTAATTTATTATTATAGCTTGCTTCTCCCTTTTCTTTCATAAAATTAAAAAACATTTTTTTCCGGACAGCATCCATATTCGCCGGAATAAACGCTTGCGATATTTCATATAATGTCCATTCCCAAATCGTATCGCCAGTTTGTTCATTCATTACTTTAGTTTCGTCGCTCATGTCAACTGAAAAACCAGGCGAAACCCCATTAATGAAACCGTTCATTGCCTTCATGGCGATCTGTTCGGCTTCATTGTCATCACTAAACGTATCATACATAATATCAACATCTATATATTCCTCAGTAATTTCAACAGTATCGATTAACGCTTTTCCAATTGGCAAATACCCACGCCAAGAATAACCGTGCTGTAGAATAAATATTGGATTCTTTTTATATCTTTCCAGGTTACAACCGTTTGGCATTACAACTTCGCCGTCAGCGTCAATCTGTTTTTGTGTAATACGATATGGAATTACAACAGGATTATCTGATTCCTTTAATTGTTTTTTTATCGTTTCGTCATTGAGTTTGGCTATTATAATATCAATTTCTTTAGTCGTTCGCTTATTTTTCAATCTATACGATAAGCAGTCATCACCAAAGCCGATAAAACTACTATCAATACCTAATTCACTTTTCATATCTTTGCTAAGCGTTACCTTTTGCATTTGTTCACCCCTTTCATATAAAATTAATTGTTATATTATAACTCAAGCCCCACATTCGGCTTGTAAGCTACTTTTTTATTTATATCTATATAATAATATTCACTTTAATTTTTATTGTCTTATATTGAATCCATAACTATAATAAAATCAGGCACTTATGGAATTTATTTATTGATTTATCATAAAAGTTTCTATTGATTCTTGTTAGTTTATAAGTCCTTATATATCAATGACTTAGAGATATAACAAGAATATAAATTAGACATTTTCTCTATCTTCTTCATATACCGGCATCATGGTACATCGCTCGTTAAAATCTTGTGGATATTGCCAGCTTACCGTTACACCATTTTGCAATAATTCAAATGGTACATCTTTAGCTAACGTAATGCCTTCCATTTTTTGATGCTCTGTTCTAACGTTTGTATCTCTTTGTGTTATCCAAATTTTACCCCAAATTTTATCATCAGCTATAAAATTTTCCCAGAGTATTCTATTATTGCCAGCAGCCGCCTCAGTTCTTGCGATCAACTTTGATCGGTTTTTAGATAAATTTATTTTAGCTTTTTCTAATTCTCTTTGTACCCTATCTGCTAACTGAATTTCGGTCTCTTGTGATTCTATCCCTTTTTGAATTGCAGTGCCGATATTATTTACTGTTGTTTCCGATATTTCATCTACCAAAAATTCAAGGCGTTCTGATATATAATCTTGTAATGCTGAATCGGTCAAATTCAATACATCATAACCGATAACTTCTCTTGAAAAAACAAGAGCTTCTTTTACGATAGATTCCAATGTATCCTGAGATAAAACCTCATAACCTACAATAAATTCATCAAATAAATCTGAATTCTTAAAATCATCAAACCATTCATCAAAATCAAAATCTTCTTGCTCAAATATTGTAAAATCAATGGTATTTTCTACTTTGCTAAATTGATTGTCGAATAAACCTCTCCATTTAGATTCAATACTATCCTCTAACGCTTTAACATTATCGACAAACTTTTTCCATGTTTCATGTTTCCGTTGTTCTGTATATAATTTGTTTTTGTATGATTTGCTTTTATATGTTTTCGTGTTTGCTTGTGGAAGTGATAATCTTTGCCGCTGTTCTATTGAAAAAATATCGCCTTGTTTAATTGGGGGGAGACCGATAGCTTCTCTATATTGATTCAGCGTAATCGCATTATTCAAATAAGCACGCTCCGCAATCTTCACTCTTGTTTCGTAATCTGCTTTTGCTGGTAAAATTTTTTCAAAATTCCACTCAAAATATGCACCTTTATATAAACGAGGCATTAAATTTTCATTCAAAAACATTGCAATTTTTTTAGCTTTTGGAATAATGGAATCTAAGATAAAACCTTTTCGAGCTTCACCAGCATTTGCATATTTTTGGTCGTTATATCCTAAAAATATCATAGGATAATTAAATGTCATGCTAACGGCTCGAGCAACTTTTTTATCAATTGCTTCGCTGCCAGCTTCTTTTGGCGATATATTGACACGTTCAACCGAATTGCCTTTTTCTAATACTATTGGATCATCGCCTGATTGAAAATTATCTCTTAGCTTTTTATATTTAGCTTTAAGATTGTCGAATGCTCTTTTGGTTAATAAATCGGGTGATGTAAAAACATAATTCATTAATCCTTGATTTTTGATTAAACTTTCAATCCACTGATCCATATAACCGGCGGTATTAATTTGACGTGCAATGACACCCAGTGGCGAAACCCCTCTCAATTGATTATTACTATTCGGGTTATAATCTTTGAAAAATAACATTTGTTCTTTAGGAATGTTTTGCCCGCCGTATGCAGATTGCCAAACATATCCTCTAATATATTCAGTCTGGTCGGGGATTACATCCACGTCATCACTACGCACAGGAATAATCTCTTTTATCTTTCCACGTACCGTCGTTAAAATATTAAAGGACTCCCCACTCAATAACCACATAATAATAAACTGCTCAATCCATTCTTGAAACGTTAATTGCATGCGTTTTGAAGGGGTGCGTAAAATATCAAAGTTTGACAACTTAGTTATATCCTTTTTCCGCCCAGTTGTCATATCACGATAAATATTCCAGTCTAATGTTGAAATTTTATGCGCAATTTCATAAATAGGAGCATAAACCATTATTTCAGTGGTATACGCCGAAAAATAGTCTTCATCTACAATTGGATAGTAATTTATATTGTTAAGATTATAAAACTTAATCAAATTACTTTTAATTTCGTTAAGTTGTTTGACTGCTTCCACAACTTCACAAATATCCTTAATGTTGTCTTCTTTTTTATTTGTTTTATTATATCTATTAAATATATCTAAAATACCCATTATTTGCCTTTATCTTTGTAATCAGTAGAATAAAATCCGCTACAATTAAATTTTAATCCTCTTTTGCCATTAATGAGCTTTTCAATAGGATTTCCACAGGACGGACATTTACTCAAATCTTGCTCATTAAATTGCTGTATCCTATCATTAACTCTATAATTACAATGTTTACATAAATAATCATAAATTGGCATTATCTATATTGAACCCCTTGAATTGCGCAACGTGGTAGGTAGGTGAGTGCTTTTAGTATATCAATTTTTGCGGTTGCTGTTGGTTTTGATAGTGTAATTTTACCTGAGCTATTTATCTTTTTTTGCGTTTGTTTTAGCTGTGCAACTAATTCTTTATAGTCTCTTGAGTTGTCATTTCTGAATATTTTAATTCTGTTATTGTTTATCATGCCTTTTGTATAGCTCAAATCCCAGTCAATAGAATCGGAAGTTGCTTTATACACTTCACAGGGGAATCGTCGTTGTATGAACGTTGCTATCTGTTCACCGATTCCCCTTGCGTCAATAATCGATTTCATGGGTTGCCATTTGTCGAATAAACTTAGTAAAACGTTTTGTTGTGTCGTTAAATCTAAGTTTCGGTATAATGATAAATTAACTAATCTACACATCGGGTAATCATTAACGATATCAGAATAATCAACCTCCACAATCCAAAATGCTGAATAATCACGTGTTGAATCTGATGTTTTGGCTCTATCAATTGATATTTCATCACCGCCCGCAATATCCGCAAGTATCATATAATCTTTATCTTTTTTGGGTATTTCCTGTCGTTCAAAATTTGAATCTAATAAAATATCAATTTGTTTTTTACTTAAAAAGCCCTCTAAGCTGTCAACTTTAATTAAATCATAATTCATTTTAATAAAATCTGAATCTTGACCTAATTTATCCCGTAACCATAAGTAATGTTGCGTCCATTCGTGGTCTTTGCCATAAAATTCGCACCACTTCCAGGCGGGTAACATCCAAACGCCATTCTTGCCATCGATAAATTCACTGGAATCCGGCTCTCGGTCTAATATTTGGCAAGTATTCTGATATAAAATATCAGTACCCATGCTCATAATTCCATATAATATCGTAGGAGCACCGGTTTGGCTTGCCATTGGCAAAACAGTCGATTCAAAAATGTCTTTGTTTACCAGATGCGCTTCATCAATCGCAATTCCGATAGAGGCTGTCGCTCCTACCTTTTTAGTTTGTCCGGTTGCTTGCGCTTGTTTACTTTGGTCGAATAGTGCCATAGTTTGAATGGACGCCTTCTTAAAAAATAAAAAATGTCGTTCTTTCCAGCTTATTTTTTTATTGTGATATCCTAATAGAGGATCAGCTTTTACAAATTTTTCAATTCTTAATTTCGAGTTCACTAACTGATCGCCGGTTAATCCAGTATGAATATAATTACCGCCTCTTTTTTGATATGCAAAAAGAGCATAACGCCCGCTCTCCCCCACTACTTCATTTTTGGTGGTTTGCCTGGCAGAATAAAGAGTAATAATTTTTTTATTATGCGTTATTAATGCTTTTTGAATATCATTTAGAACGTCAACTTGAATAGGATATAAATTATGTAAACCGCTTATTTTACGTCTATAATTGCAATCAGTTAGATATTTTTTGCCTGCACTACTCAATGTAAAAATCCTCTGCTAAATTGAATGGATCGTCAATATTTAATATTGGCTCATTATCATTATCGCCATAATCCAATATTCTAATAATATCACTCATTTTCAATGCCGTCTTAACGGTAACGCCGTCTTCTTTTTTTCGCTTAAATAATTCCGTACGGTTAGATTTTATCATTGATAGCACTAACTTAGCAGCCTCAAGCTTCGCCTGGTCGATATACTGATTCATTTTGACCAGTTCGTTTATATGCTTTTTTTCTTTAATTTTCCGTGCTTTTTCAAGGAGCGATATATCGTAAGCATTTGATCGGTCAACCCAATTATATTTTGTTGACCACTTTGCCAGCTGTCGAATATAAGATGTATTTTTTTTATATTTTTTTTGTACCTTTTCGAGAGTCCGGTCTACGCCTAAATCCAGATATCGAGTAAACCACGTAAAGCTCGTTGCGGTTTCCCACTCCTGTTTATTCCATATTGCACCTTTATATTCCACACTATTTTATTCCTCGTAATCTTTCACTATATTTGATTTCACTCATATCTTTACCTCGATTTGACTCGGTTTTGCTAATCGTTTTTTCGCAATCTCGAAATACTTTTTTTCTTTTTCAATGCCAATGTATTTTCGATTGAGTTTTTTAGCGGCTACGGCGGTGGTGCCAGAGCCTAAGAAGGGATCGAGGATTATAGCATTCTCTATTGATACCATAGCTATTAGATACTCAATTAAGGCAGTTGGTTTTACGGTGGGATGGGTATTGTCTTTACCCCTATCTTTTTTGCTTGCTTTTGCGTTATAGACTATTGATTTGAAGTAGCGAGAGGCGTTGCCTGAATCGTCAAAGCCAAAACTATCTTGTGCTTTATATTCGTTATAAATTCCGTTTATTCCAATTTTTACTTTATTTCTTTTTATAGCACCACTTGATTTACTTTCAGGAAAACATTCCCTTACTTCTTCGCTGTTGTCATGGATTAGGTTGGCAGGGAAGCGACCTTTTTCTTTATACATTGGATTTCCATTACCGTCTGGTGCTATGTTGACACCTCCACTATGCTTGCCATTAGATATATTGTTTTTGCCTGTTATTAATCTATTGTCAGTTTCCTTTGATTTGTCAATTTCAACCCGACTCACATCTATATTCAACCCCCCAACGCCCCATTTCAAAACATTATTAACAAAAGTCCCCTCTCTTGGCTTCATTGCCATACATATAGGTTCATGGGCTGGTTTCAATGCTGTTCCCCAGCCCTCCCATTCGGAATGTCCTTTGGATGCGTAACATTCTAATCCACCTTTAAGTTGTCCTATCCGATTACCGCCAGCCGTTTTCCCATTTCTATATTTTAACCCACCAATTTCCCTCTTATTCCCCTGCCGTTTATCAACAGCCTTTCCTATATTATGAGATTTTGGAAAGCCAGAGCCGTATACCCATTCAATCATATCTCTGATTTCAAATCCTGCATCCTCAATTGCACAAGCCATTCTGTGATAAGTCCTTGTCCCACCAAAAGAAAGCAAATATCCACCTGGTTTTAAAACTCTTAAACATTCTTTCCACATTTCTACATTATTGGCAATTCCTGTCTTATCCCACTTCTTGCCCATAAAACCTAATTCATAAGGCGGATCGGTAATAATCGCATCAATAGAATTGTCCTCTATCTCTGATAATATATCAAAACAATCTGCATAGTAAATTCGATTTACGTCTAACATTTTTTATCCTTTTTATTTTGCTCTCGAATTATCGCAAGCTTACAGTTTCCGCAATACTGCTCGCCTGGTTTGATGTATCTATCTTTTTTGCAGCGTTTACATTTTGCCATTTTAATTCTCGTAATGATTTAGTATTTATAGACTGATTAATGATAAAAATTCTTGTCTTACTTCCGAGTTTTGAAAGTTGCCACGAATGGCACTGGTTATCATTTCGCTATTTTGTTTTTCAACTCCCCTTGCTGTCATACAAAGATGTTGAGCCTTGCAATAAACCATAACGCCTAAAGGTTCTAAAAAATTCATTAAAGAATCTGCGATTTGGCTTGTCAATCTTTCTTGAATTTGTAATCTTCTTGAATAAATTTCAACTAATCTTGCTAATTTTGAAATTCCTATTACCCTTTTATTTGGCAAGTATCCAATAGATATTTTTCCGGAAAACGGCAAAAAATGATGTTCACAAGTGCTATAAAATTCTATGCTTTTTAAGATGACCATTTCATTACAAGAACCCTGAGTAAACGCTTTTAATATATCTTGTGGATTTTGAGTATATCCCTTAAAAAGTTTTTCCCAGCTTTTGACTATTCGTTCTGGTGTTTCTTGTAAGCCTTCACGCTCTGGATTTTCTCCAATATAAACAAGAATATCTTTTATTTTACCTTCAATAATTTTTGAATTTGTACGCTTAAGCTCCATTTAGGGTTTTCCTTTACTGTGTTTATCGTTTTCTTTATGTTTTGCATAGACATAGGTTGCAAATAATAATAATTAAATTTAGAATCTAAATATTGACTTAAATTTTGACCATGATAAACAACCTTTAATTCGTTACCGGTTTTAAGTTTCCAATTCTTTTTAGGCGATACGGTTAACCAGTCAATGTCTAATTTTTTGTTTATGCTGCCGTTTGTTTCACAATGAATAAGATAGTCTTTGCTATGTAAAAAATTAACAAGAGCTTTGTCTGTTTGTAAAAAAGGTTCTCCGCCCGTTAATACTATTCTTTTTGACGGATAACTTTTAATTTTGTCGTAAATTTCTTTTATGTTATATTCTTTATAACTTTCATGTGCTGTATCGCAAAAATCACAATTTAAATTACAACCAGAAAAACGGATAAAAACAGCGGGCGTTCCTGTATAAAACCCTTCTCCTTGAATTGAATAGAATATCTCGTTTATTTTATATTTCATACCAAACCACATTGCCAGTTGATTCCTGAATCTTTACCTTATAGCAATTTTTAACATTTTCTTGTATCCACTTTGCTATATTTTCAGCAGTAGGATTGAAACCTAAAACCTTATTAAGATTTTTATGATCAAACTTGCCCTTAACTATCTTTTTAATATCTATAAAGTCAACTATCATTCCATTTTTATTTAATTTATTAGATTTACAATACACCTCTATAATCCAATTATGCCCGTGTATGTTTTGGCATTTAGAATCATAATCTAACTCTAAACAATGGCTTGCTGATATTTCTAATGTTTTTTTAAGATAATACATTTTTATAAAACCTTAGTTGCTCCCCAAAAGACAACCCCTTTAAGGGGATATGATAATTTTTTAATTTTTGTATGATATATTTTCGATAGTTTATACCAGCATGAATATAATAAACATCATTTTTAATATCTGTTTTTGCTTTTAGTTGTTTTATAACTCGATAAGCCCATATCTTTTTTTCTTTTTCTGTAAAGCTATTCAACGTCAATTCATATGGTTTTATAACTTCATCTAACTCTAATAATCCATGCTTAGCAGATAAAACAAAAGTTAAATCATAATTTCTAATGCTATAAAGATATTGTTTTTTAAATAAATCAGATATATATAAATCTTTAGCTTTAGCCGGTTTGTCTAATTTTGTTTTAACACAACTTATTAATCCGATTTTATGCATATTCGGTTAAGTCCTTTATCCCGGATAGTTCAAAAGCCTCTTTACGTTCCACACAAGTTCCACAAGCTCCACAATGTTTCTCTTTTCCTTTATAACAAGACCATGTTAACCCCATCTCTTTTTCTATTCCCAATTTTTTTCCTGTTTTAACAATTTCTGCTTTCGTCATATATACAAAAGGAGACAGTATCTGGATATTCTTATAAGTACCCGCTTGACTTGCGCTGTTCATTGCTTGAATAAAATCAATTCTACAGTCTGGATAAATAGCATGATCGCCGCCATGATTCCCTATAGCAACGGCATCATATTTTTTTGATTCTGCATAAGCAATAGCATAGGATAACATGATTGCATTTCTAAACGGAACAACCGTTGACTTCATTGTTTTAGATTCATAATGTCCTTTAGGTATTTTAAGATTTTTATTTAATAAAGAACTATGTAAAAAAGATAAATCAATATCTATTTCTATTAAATTATTAAACAATTTTCTTGCGGCTTCTATTTCTTTTTGGTTGTGTTTTGATCCATAGCTAAAATTTAGAGGAAAAACTTCATGTCCTTTTGATAGTAAATAATAGTATAAAACTGTTGAGTCTAAACCCCCAGAGCATATCGCTATAACTTTCATAAATTATCCTTTGCCCATCTTTGATATTTTACCCATTCTTTAAAATTATGGATGGCAACTTCTTTACCTTTTAAGCGTGTACCGTTTGGTTTGTTTTTTTTTATAATATTATTCACGGTAAAAAA